TTATCATATCACCCCGAAATTATTCAGCACATTTATCCCGAACCTACTCACGAACAAATCGCGGTCGTGCTTCCAATAGACTTCGTTTACTTTCATTAGGCCATCTTCGAATGGCACATGGGTAAATATCTGCGGCAGCTGCATGGATTCAAATCTTGTTCGGTAGGTCAACTCCGTATCAGGGAAAAACGACTTGTAAGCCGTATCATAATATCCGTTCTTAGCGAAATATTCAGCACTCACAACAGCGTGCGTGTTTAACTTCCATCCGTGTATCGGGTCTTTGAAGTGCAGCACGTTCGCCGTCTGTTCCATCACTACTTTGCCCCAGCCGTGTCCGATAAATCGCAAATCATCTCCTGCAGCGATGTACCAATCGAAATCAGTCTGCGGCTTACGCATCATTGCACCGACTTTAGTGCTTCGCTGTGCGATGCTTAGAATCACATCAGGCGAGGCGGGGATTTTATAAATACAATCATCATCCATGTTCAGCTGAATCACAAACGGCACGCCGCACGTCTGCCGAACATTGTCGATAAATTCGCGCGCGTACTGTTCGCGGTCCCGGGAGGCTAAGCTGATAAATATCATTTGAATCCAAATATGTTTTTAAGTTCTGTAAATGTCGGGTCTTCGATTTGCTCAGGTTCAATCTTGTGGATAACAATCGATTTCATAACCTTCGCTTGCGCTTCCTCCTGCGACTTCGCGCGGATGCTGACCTTCATCTTTTTATCGAAGACTTGGAAATAAACGATGTAGTGTTTCATTTCCTCTCCACCGTTTTATAAACTCCCTGCCTCGGGAAATCATCCTGACGATAACTGAACCCCTTAGCGTGAAATGCCAACGGATCTGCGATCAATAGGTAACACAAGTAATGCGGCTGCATTTTTACATAGACCTCATCTAAATTAGTAGTCTCTTGATGCGCATATAACTGCCGCAAAATTTCAGCACGGTAATCCAAATTCACGACATACGCAAACGCGCCGTAAGATTCCATCACTCGCTGCCAACTTTCATGCTGGTTTAAAGTCATTACTACCAAGCCATTCAACTGAGCGAATAAGAAATTAGCAGGCAACTCCGCTACCACCTTGTTCAGCTTCTGAATAAATCCATCGCACAACTCAACATCATCTTCGAAGATCACAGCGTAACGTCCCTCCGCCTGCTCAATCGCTTTCGCATGGCTAAGTAGGCACGCCTTGTAGCCTTTTGGCTGTGCGCTTTCCTGCAACTCCTGAGCGTCTATCGCATCCACGTAAACAACTGGCACGGCTTCGCGCTTAAACTCCTGCTCAACCGTTGCCCTGCGGTCGGTGGCTCGCTTCAAACTGATGCAGTAATAGTTAAGTTCAGTCTGTCCAATGTTCGGTTCTGGCAAATCTTCATCAAGCCAGCCGTTCACTGGTTCGAGCAGGTGACAATATGCCGGAGTAGTTACCAGCTTAAGCGCCTGCGTCTTTGTCATGTTGTGCAAATCTATAACCTCCTTCGGATTATACATTACAACCGTCTTGGCTTTGACGCCTTTCTTTAATCTCCATTCATAGCGGGCAAGTTCAGACATGCGGTCGCGGTCATATCGCTTCATTATATCCGTAGTCTTTGCAGCCTGCTCCGATTCTGGTAACGTGTGCAGCGTTTCGCTGCCGTAGTGATGCACAACCGCGCCGCCGATACGGTGGTGCTGAATCTTGTTTAACATGAGCAAGTCAGCATAAGCGTTGTCCGCTCCCCAAAATTCGTATTTCGTGGGTAGCATACCGCAGCGGTTTATCACCTCTCGATTGATAAATATGCACCAGCCTTTCAATTCCTGACCGATGCCGTAACCGACCGCAGCAGTTTCAGCTTCGCTTGCGCACGGCGAAGCGCTCAGAATCCCGCGCTCCTGCATGCTGGTCATGATCTTCGCTATTGCCCCCTTACTAAATTCAATGTCATTATTACATAGCGCAATATACGGCGTCTTCGCAGCTTCAATGCCTGAGTTTAAACAAGCGTTATAATTAAACGGCTGCACTTGCTTTATCGTCTTATGTTTATGCTTCTTATTTGACCCTTCTACAATGATTATCTCACAAGGGTAGTCTATTGACTTCAGGCAGCGGTCAAGCGTTCCATTCGGGGACTTTTTATCGTCGTTAATTATTACTAACGTGAGCACGGTATAGCTTCATAAGTTTATTACAATAATCACCTGAACACGCACCGCAGCTACGGTTAGCAGGAACTTCATATACCTGCTCGTAAAGATCGTATAATTCGTTTCGCGGCATCCGCGTGAGCTTGTAGTAGCGGTCTAAAGCCGCTTTGATTAGATTCAGTTTTGCTTCCATGTGGCACTATGATAGTGCATGGATAAAAGTAAATGGGAGTCCTTAACATTTTTTAACAGTCTGATAAATAAATAGGGTGTATGTTTGCTGTATAAATCAAAACACAACACAATGACAGCAGCAACAAAAGTTTATACTACTTCTAAAATTGAAGAAATGGAAGATGCATTAATAAGCATAGGCTTTTACGCAGGTGGCTTAACTGATGAAGCTATCGAGTATTATTATAATAAACTTTTAAACCAAAACCCATGATACAGAAACTCCTATCCCTTTCCATCCCCGTTGTGGTGATGAAGCAGAACAGCTTCTGGTTCAAAGACCAGTGCTATCTGATCGCGCGGCGTGACTTCGCGAAACTTAGGATCAAGAATCCTAAAGATCAAGCCATTGCGCTCGACATCCCGAAGGAAGATATTAAATTCCTTAAACAGCTCAATCTTGTACCGACTAAATTCAGTCAGGGCTACATATACCAACCTGAAGGATTCGACTTCCGCGAATATGCAAACGAGACCAAACCCAAGTTTAACTTTTCTAAAACCCTTATAGCACAATTATGAACAAACTACGCACAAACCCCGAAGAGCGGGACATCAAAGTCCGCCTTGAGAAATTCCTTGCAATGCTGAACCAAGAACCAGATAAGGCTTGGCTCGTGAAATCCGCAGACGGCAAAGCGCAAACGCTCGGAATTAGCTTTGTGGAGAACGAACTTGACACGGTTTTCTTTGGCCTATGGTCGGTAGAGAACGTGACCTACCAGCAGATAATCAATGAAGTAGTCTGCACGGTGGAGCTTGTTTTGACTCATCCAATTACCGGAAAGGAAATTCGCCGCGCGGGATTCGCCTCCACCGTTATCACTCAGGATTCAGGCGCGCCGCTGTCTTCATTTCAGGATACAAAAAAGAAAAACTCCTTAGATTTGGCATTTCCGAAAATGAAATCAGAGGCAATAAAAAACGCAGCTCAGTCACTCGGCAAGCGTTTCGGACGTGATCTTAATCGCAGACAAGAAGCCGCGTACAAACCACTCATAAACGCTCAGGAGCGTGTATCTCAGGAAGCCATCGAGCAGGCACTTACCGAACTGCCCGCCGCGAAGATCAGCGAGATATTAGTAAACTTCGGCGACCGTCTGATGCCTGAGCAAAGGCAATTACTTGAGGCTAAAATTCAGCAGCAATGACCTACCGCGATCGATTCAACGAAGCGCACCGCGCGAAACACTATGAGCAGTACACAAGTGGCGGCGAATACCCGGGCAGATATTTCAAACCCACGATGCCGAAGGTAGCAACCGCGAACGGACTAACCGATTTTATCTGCAAATTCCTGAACTGGTCAGGTCACCATGCCAACCGTATAAACGTCCAAGGTCGCAAGATCGGAAACAAGTGGATTCGCTCAACTACCCGCAAAGGAACTGCCGACATTCACGCCATCATTAACGGTCGCTCAGTCTCCATCGAGATCAAAGTCGGTCGCGATAAGCCCAGCGATGCACAGCTTGCAGAACAGCAGGCAATCAGATCAGCTGGAGGGATTTATGAGTTTGTGCATACGCCGGAAGAGTTTATGATTTTATATGATTATTTATTATCTTTGTAGAACTGAGGGGTAGGAGCCTCAATCAAAAAAAAACTTATAGCCCCAAAGCTGGTGCGGTGACTCCTACCGCCGCACTGGCCGAGGGGTTTAAATTTTTATGCAAACGCAAAAAACAAAAAAAGACATTCTTTTTATCGACTGGTTAATTCAACAAATTGGAAGAGATGATTTAATCGGAGATGTTGCAATCGACGTAAAAAGAGAAATTGATATGGGGATAATTAAACCAAAATTAAGTTATTCTCAAATATTTAAGCACATTAAAAGAGTTCAAAGAGGTCGTTATTTTGTTCAACACAATGACAAAGATGATCCTGAAACTAAAAGAAAAAAAATAGAAGAAAAAATGAGCAAAGAATTGAATAGACCATTTAAATTAAATGATTCTTATGTTAATTCTCATAGCCCATTATATTGTTTACAATTAGCTTATAATGAATATTGTAAAGCAACTGGATACGTTTATTTTATTGGAATAAAAGATAATAACGAATTGATTAAAATAGGATTTTCTTCAAATAGAAAAAACTTTTTACTTAGACAAAAAACTATTCAAACTTATTCGCCATTCGATACTTTTCTTATTGGATATATTACAACCTATAATTGGACCAAAATAGAAAAAGAGTTACATAATAGATTTAATAAGTTTAGGAAAAAAGGAGAATGGTTTGAACTTCCAATTATAGAAGTTGAAAACGTTTTAAAAGAATATAATGGTTATTATTTAAACTAATTTTTATGCTTATCACCTTAGAAAAATCACTTCGCCTCTTAGATGAGGGATTCAGCTTAGTAACCGTCGGCTCAAATAAAGTCCCGAACTACTCATGGAAGCAAACGCAAACGACACCGCTAACCAAAGAGCAATTCATCAGGCAGTATAACTATGCAGGAGGCCATATCAAAAAAGACGGCAACGAAATGCCCGCTACTCAGGGAGTTGGCATCGTGACCGGATATAACGGCCTTGAAGTAATTGATGTTGACCTCAAAGTCTTCGCAACACTTAAGGAGCAGCAGGATTTTTGGGACGAACTGCTTGACCTGCTCAGGACAAATATCGACGACTTTGATTTAAAGTTCGTTATTTACAAAACCAAAAATCAGGGCTATCATATTATTTACCGCTGCGAAAAACCCGAAGGGAATATTAAGATCGCACGGCTCGAAGGACATCAGGAAGCAGTAATCGAATCCCGCGGCGTAGGTGGTTATGTATTCGTGTATGATAACAAGATTAGCAAACTAAGCTATTTACAAGTTCAAAAAATAACCGACCGAGATCGGCACATCCTTTGGTCACTCTGCAAAACTTACAACTATGTCGCACCTACGGAAGCCATTCCAGTAGACCGCAAAACCAAACAAGAGTTTGAAGGGGCAAACGTGCCGACATGGGAAGACTACAATCAAAAGGTTTCAATCTTCGATGTGGTAGGTGATGAGTTTGATATTGTAAAAAAGCTGTCCGATAAGTACATAATCAAACGACACGGTGCAACTTCGCCACATTCGGGATATGTATATCAAAACGGATTCATGTACCTATTCAGCACGGGTACACGTTACCCGCATGAAAAACTGATCACCCCTTTTTCAGCTTATGCTATCCGTTACCACAATGGAGATTTTTCAGCAGCGGCCAAAGACCTCTATTCAAAAGGCTACGGTTCGCGAATGGTCAAAACCAAACCACCGGAGGCACCGGAAATAGTTTATACCGAAACTGAGTTTCCCATCGACATTTTCCCCGACCCGATTCAGGCGTACATGCTCGACTGCCGCGACACGCTCGACTCAGTTGTGGACTACATGGGCTGCTCAATGATGTGGCTAACTTCGGTAGTGGTGGGTAACTCCGTGCAAGTTCAGGTTAAACGTGGATGGAACGAGATCGCAACCGTCTGGATGGCGATTGTCGGGAACGCGGGTATCGGTAAAACACCGTCCATAAATAATGTGATTTATCCGCTTATGAAGGTCAACAGTCGCAAGATCAAAGACTACATAAGCAAGATGGAACGCTTCAACACTTATGAAGCAATGACCAAAGCGGAAAAAGAAAATCATGAGGTGATCACCAAGCCGAACAAAGAGCAATTCATTGCAAACGACATTACACTTGAAGCGTTGGTCGATCTTCATCAGGAATCGAAGAACTCAATCGGAGTGTTTAAAGATGAACTTAACGGCTGGTTCAAAGACATGAACAAATATCGCACTGGCTCAGACTTAGAGTTTTGGCTAAGTACCTGGTCAGGTCGTGCAGTTTCGTTTAACCGTAAAACTTCCACATCTTCATTTGTGGACAATCCGCTCATAAGTGTACTCGGAGGTATTCAGCCTTCAATTTTAAATTCATTCTACACCGAGGAAAATAAAGACAATGGATTTGTTGACCGTATGCTGTTGAGCTTCCCATCTTTGAAGGTCGAGCGATATAACCCAAATGAACTACCTTTTGAAACTATTCAATGGTATAGTGACTCAATTATGGCGTTTTTTGAGTTTGTTCAGGCAAGACTAGTAAATTATAATGAAGAAGGCGAAGTAACGCCACAGATAGCTGAATTAAGCCCAGACGCTAAAAAGGAATGGGAACGGATATTCAACAAGATCACCGAGGCACAAAATTCAGATGAAGAGAACGAATACATGAAATCGATGCTGCCGAAGCAAAAGACCTATGTTGCCCGCTTCGCTTTGCTCATTCATTGTCTGCATTGCTTTTTCAATCGGAGGTCTGAAAATGAATATCTGATCATTAGCCGCGATTCAATTTTGAAAGCTGAGCGCCTATCTGATTACTTTGTCTCGATGGCTAAGAAGATTAAAGTCAGTTCACTTGAAGTGAATGACGTCCGAAAAATTGTTAAAAACAATTCTCAGAAATCCACACAAGAGACTTTTAATGAGATTTACAAGGTGAACAAAAAAATAGACAAGAAGCTGATCGCCGAAACGCTGGGGGTGTCGCTCAGGACGATTTACCGCTTCATAAAGGAGTATGATTTGACAAACGTGTCACAACTTTGACACGAATGTCACAACGTAACTCATTGATTATCAATCGAAATTTTGCCATTTTGCCATTTTTGACAGTGACACGTGACAAAATCTAAAAATCAAAATAGAACTGTGACAAAAAATTTTGCCACAAAAATAAATTTTTGACATGTCATTAGTCAAAATCGTAATATGAGGCCTCAAACCGTTGATAATCAAGCATTTATGTTTTTAAAAGTTGTGACAAACTGTGACATAGTATGTCAATGATGAAATCTTCATATATTAACTGTTCTCTTCGCGCGTTCCTATTTAATATAGTTACACTCAAAATCACCCCTTGACAAACTAACCCTAATCACTTAAATTTGTAGCATGAGCAAAATTTTCCCAACTGGAATCAGATTCTGGACGCCAAGAGACGGTGCGCCTGAATTCGTACTCGGAACAGTCGAAATTACCGACATTGATGAATTAGTCGCCTTCGCGAAATCGCAGGGAGTCGCTAAAATGCGTTTAGACGTAAAACGAGGCCAATCAGGCAAGGTTTATCTAGAATTGAATACTTACCAAGGCAAACCTGCAAATGTCGCTTACAACCCCGTAAACGTCGAAATTGCGAAGGGTGCAGCCGAGGTTAGGCAGAAAGCCACCGTTTATCAGGCAAACGACACCGATTTACCGTTCTAATTATGCCGCTGCCAGTACCAACACCGTCCGAGAATCAGGAGCAGTTTATTAGCCGTTGTATGGGTGATGATAAAGTCGTTTCTGAATTCCCAGATGAATCGCAGCGCTACGCCGTTTGCGAAGGTCAATGGGTGCGCGGTGAGGCTATTTTGAAATCACTATATCCAGAGGGGGAGGAATGATGCCGCCAGAACTATTTCATAAGACGCCAGAAGACTTTGAGGCTAAGGTTGCTGAATACTTTGATAACCCGCCAACTAAGCCTATGCGCTTCGGTAATGAAGTGATTGAAGTGCCAGTGCCGACTATCACTGGATTAGCGTTACATCTTGGGTTTGAAAGCCGTCAATCTTTCTACGATTATGAGAAAAAGGACGGATTCACTTACACCGTAAAAAAAGCACGGGCAAAAATCGAAAAACATTACGAGGAATTGCTTCAGACTGGTGGCGGTGCAGGTGCGATCTTCGCTCTTAAGAATTTCGGATGGAAGGACAAAACCGAAACTGACTTAACCAGCAACGGCGAGGCGGTCGGGATTCCGCTTATCAGGTTTGTGAATCCTGATAAACATGAACCCCTTTGAACGAAGGCGGAAACGACTGCCGAAGGTGGTCCGGCGGAAGCTGGGCAGGGAGTTTGCTTATGGGCAGTATCATGACTGGCTAATTGAAATAGATGATCGTCTGAGAGGCAAGGCGGAACTGATAATTTTAATTCACGAAATGCTGCACCATTTGATGCCTCAGGCGACTGAACAGCAGGTGATTGAATGGTCGAATGAACTGGCCGCTTTGTTATGGAGGGAAGGCTACAGATACACGGATAATGAGCAGGGGATCCCAGATTGATATACACAGCAAATACGCTCCACTGTTTAACGGTCGGACGCGTTACTATGTGGTGACGGGCGGACGCGGTTCGGGCAAGTCATTCGCTGCGGCATTGTTGCCGTGCTATCTTATGCTCGACGTGGACCAGGTGGTGTTGTTCACGCGGTATACTTTGACCAGTGCGCACATTTCGATCATCCCTGAATTTGCGGATAAGGCTCAGTTAATCGGGATAGCGGACAAACTATCAATGACTAAGCAGGATATTATCAACCCCGCCACACGGTCGCGGATAATGTTCAGAGGGATTAAGACAAGCAGCGGTGACCAGACGGCTAATCTTAAGAGTTTACAAGGTGTGAACTGCTGGCTACTCGATGAGGCGGAGGAGTTGACCGACGAGGCAACGTTTGACAAAATAGACCTGAGTATTCGAGACACGCGGAAACAAAACCGAGTTATCTTATTAATGAACCCAACTACTAAGGAGCATTGGATTTATAAACGATTTTTCGAGGATGCAAACGTGCCTGAGGGTTTCAATGGTCAGCGCGGGGATGTGACATATATCCATACGGATTACCGCGATAACGCAGCGAACTTGAGCGTGTCGTTCCTGCAGCAGATTGAGCATATAAAGCAAACCAATCCTGAGAAGTACAAGCATGTCATTCTCGGTGGCTGGCTGCAGCGGCAGGAGGGTGTGATATTCACGAACTGGGAGCAGGGCGAATTTCGGGAGGTGAACAGTTCAGCATGGGGGCAAGATTATGGATTCAGCATAGACCCGACTACATTGGTCAGGGTTTCGATTGACGCTAAGCAGATGATCATATATGCGAAAGTTGAATACTACGCGGCTGGCATGACCACCGAGGAAATAGCGATGAGAAACAGACAGATTTGCCGCAACGGTACGATAATCGCGGACGGTTCGGAGGACAGGTTAATACATGAACTGCGGACGCGTGGGAGCAACATCAGAGCGGCGGAAAAGGGACACGGTTCGGTCAGGGCAGGAATTAAGACCTTGCAGGATTACAAGTTGATTGTTGATGGCGCTGAGCTGGTCAAGGAATTGAACAACTACCGATGGGCAGACAAGGGTGCAGAAGTCCCGATTGATAATTGGAATCACGCGATAGATGCGCTCCGGTACGCGGCGACATGGCTAATAAAGCAGCGCGGCGGAAATATGCGCACGATGGCTCAGGGTGCGGTGGTTTAAATTATATTTGCAGATATGAAGCTCACGATCTCCGGCACGACATACCGTTTACCCGCTTCGTTCAGTTCGCTGACGTGCGGGCAGTTCGTGAAGCTATGGAAGGTCAGGCAGGGTACGATTTATCAAAGGCTGGCGGCGGTGCTGAACTGCGATGAGCAGCAGCTGACAAACCTACCGCTTGCGATGGTGGCGGAGCTTGCGAAGCGGTGCGAATGGATGGATGATATTGAAATGTATTTGCAGACGGTTCGGCCTGCGGATCTTGACCCGAAGATGGTGGAGGGTAAACCATACGCGAGTGTTGCGAAGGTGCAGCAACTACTAATGCGGGAGAAAGGCGACATCATCGCAGCGTGTATCGGGATAGTGCAGGAATATTGCGACAAAGATTTGACAAACGAGCCAGTCACGGAGGGGCTGGGATTGTTTCGTTTTTTTATTCTCAGGTGTCATCCTTCTTTGATCGCTGGGCATGGCTGGCCGAACTGGAAGCCGAAGAAGATGATGATCTCATTACAGCGGGAGTGGACCGATTATCTGCCTTTGGTTATCTCAACACGATCTTGGAACTGGTTCAGGTAACGGGGTTGAACTACACGGAAATTTTAGACCAGCCAGCGGGTACGGTGTTTGCGATTATCGCGCGCGAATCGGTCAAGTCTGATATTAAGCGGAAGGTGGATAAGATCAGGGAGCAGCGTGCTAAGCTGAAAAAATAATATCCGTTAGGGTATAAAATCGGGTAAACATTGAAGATTGTATCAGATAGGGTATAGCTTAAATAGTTGGCACACTTGCCGCAAACATACATTTGAATTTATTAGATTCGCCACATGGGTTATCAGACGGCGGTCAACGTAATTCGGGCAGCGGCTCAGGCTGTTAACGCTGATGGGTTTTTCGTGCATGGCAGGCGCTCGGACGGTTCAATCGAATACAACGAGGCATTCCCGCAGATTCACCTTTACCCGTTTACATCGAGCGCAAACATCACCGACACTTGGCAGGATGGATTTGATATCGTGCTGGGCTTCTGGCAGCAGGATTCGCCTGATAGCACGCCTGAAGAGCGGGAGGCGATTATAGCCGAAATGGACAGCCTTATGCGTGCGTTTGTGGCGGAGTTGAGGGATAACCCTCTGATCGGTTTAGATGCGCTCACAACAGAGCCGCAGTACCGGACATTGAGCGGGACGCTTAGCGGCTACGCTTGCAGGTTTAGGATGCTAATAA